GAGCACTGAGCGTAGAATTGTAGATACGTTTTGCAACATCTTTCCTATTCAGTGTGGATCTAGATTTTGTTGAGATGATTTCTAGTATAACATCTGTGAAGTCAGCCACCCCGCGCCAAGCACGTTTACCACGGAGGTGTAAGACTTCGGCAGCTCCGTCGCTGTCAGCTACAGTATCAGCCTGAGCAACATAATCGACACGAGCCTGTCGGCTCATCGACAACCCGCCTGTGACTGAGGACAGTTCCAGCACCAGGCCAGCTTCCTCCGGCGTATTATCGTACAGTGATGCAACTCGTTTGAGATATATGTCTCGTAGACGCATTGCCGTGTCGAGGTCACCTCCTCGGTCAACAAATTCTGAGAGACGTGTCTCATTCGCCCGCAACGCGTCGCGCAGGGATATGGTGGGCCCACTCTCGATTCTTGAGTGCACCAAAGTAGCGATACCTCGAGCTAGATATTGGCCGCATTCAGCATGATTGCGGTCAACTCTTAAGAATTCGGCAGCCCCAGCAAGCACACACTTCGATGGCTGCGCTCTGACGTTGTATTTCAGAGCATTCCGTAGCATGCCCTGCGCTTGTAGAGCGTTATCGACACCAATGATGATATCGTCACCGTTGTGTGCTGAAGTCATCGGTCTGGATGCCTCAGTTGGCTCATAGATCACTTGTGAATATATGGCATTTAATACTGAGTTCATAAAGGTAGTCAACCGCCAACCGGAAAATAGTGTCCCGCGTGATTTGTAAGTCCCACCGCCTCCTATATTGTCGTGGACCACCTGGTTCGCAGCAGACATTATAACCCAGTCGAAGGCCTGTTGTTGTTCCTCAGTCATGGCATGCCAGTATGTGTCCGCGTAGGCGCGTAAGACTGCCACCATTGCTTCAGTGCTGTGTTGTGCGTTGAAGTCCTCGAAGTCGAAACAAAAGGCTTCGTGCCCTTTCAAAACTCCTGCGAGTAGGCGGCTGACATATGTCGGCTCAGCCCGACGACCGACAGGAAAGTTCGGTGGGAGGCGTTCTTCACATTCATACATAGCGTAGTTTGTCAAAACGAAATTCGTCAAATCACAGCCGTATATGGCCCGCTCTTTACCCCATTCATACTTAGTTGAAGCCCACGCATGTATACTTGGTTCGCGTGTGATCCAGTCCTCGAAGTCGGTTACGTGGGTGGTGTTCAGAGCTACAAACTTGTTCCGGAGGCGGAAATCGGTCGGTAGATCCTCCAGGTCCACCCCATGCTGTGATTTGATCGAACCCGTCGGCGTGTATTGCCACCGCGCTTGCCAGTATTCCTTCCATGACATGGACTTATAGGGTCCGTGGTCGTTTTTCCCTTTCTCGATTATCTTCCTGGCCTCTGAGTAGATGTAGTCAGCTTTGATGGCCACAGTGTCAGGCTTTAAACGGTGGTCCTTTTCCGCTGCCCAATCCACTGCTCCTATGCCGCGGTTGACCAGCACCTCCGCCTCGAATATTGGCAATAAATTTGCAGATGAATTGTTCTGTAGGAGTTTGGCTTTACGTACCGCCGCCTTGAGGGCGCCAGCAAATACCTCTAAAGCGGATTCATCCCAACAATTCAAGGATGCAACCAACAATAACAAGTGGTCGTCGAGCGTATTAAGCCATAATGCGTAGCCGCTAATCGCAGCGTCGGTCACATTACGCATTTTGAGTAGTTTTCGCGTCAGAACTATTTCGGCGATACGCGCTTTCTGTATCACGCTCAGTATCTCAGACCAGTTATAGTGAGTATGATGTTGCGCGGTTACCTTCGATACCGGTGGTGGTATAAATCCCTGTTTGCATAATGCATGCCTGTAGAACTCGCCCGAGACCATTTTGAGTGAGAATCGACCCGTCTCCGGTATCACGGTGATGCAGACGGCGGCGATATTCGAGCTCGAGTTCGGATACACATAATCGTAATCATGGACCTCAGCAAGAGCGAGTGTAAATGAAGCCGCGCAAGACCGGGGTACCCCTGTGATAATGTTGTCAAATGCAGTATAATATGCGGCCTCATCATCACCAATGCAAATTCGAAACCCGGATAGTGATATTCCGCCTAAAGTTACCGAACAGTCACCTGTTGGTGCTGACGGTCCAATGCCCGAGAAAAAGAAGTCTGCGTGATGCATGTGGCTGACTAGTATACGTTGTCTTAGCAAACCACGCACGGCTATGTATCTTGGTATAAAATGTCTAGATACCGTATAGCACAGACCGTGGCCATATTGGCTTACTTTAGCTAGTTTTGCAGGCCATTTCGATTCATCATAAGTAATCAGATGTACACCGCTAGTGTGACTGAAGTGTGTATTACGCGTGTTACGATTGGTATATGCACTTAAACCTGTAAAAAGACCCTGATTTGGGTCAGCTATGCCTTGGCCGACGTTGACTATTCCGGCATTGCTGTCGCCATTGTCTCTTGGGGAGCGTCGAGGTTTGATTCTCCCTCCCCCCCAAAACCCGACTGCTGCTCGTGTGTAATGGGTCTAGGTTTACTTACTATCGTTTCATTCAACACCTGCCCGCCAGCAATCCGTACTTCCACACGCTTCATTTGTCTAGCTCGGCGATAGTTAGTGGTGATTGTCGTGCCCCGGTGATCAGGGGACTCCATCACATAATGGCCGGTTGTCAGGGTGGCGTTTAGCTTTCCCATATCGAAGAATACCTCTGGTGACGGTAGTCGCAGACAACGTTCGGGATTGCGAGGATAGCATCCTTCAAACATGTAGGTCGTGTTGATGCGAGCATTAAACTTTAATGAATCAAAAGCAAGTGACATTGCGCCAAGACACGAGTATGGCTTGATGTAATCACCCGTCTGGACCGTGGACATTGCGGTGTCATAACCGGCCAGACGGTAGACATTTGCGAGCGAATAGGCCGATTCAACTGACAGCTCGGTGTCACGCCCCCGGTCTAATGTCCAGGCTTGCATGGGCCTGCAGTGGCATAGGGCGGTCAATTGTTCTGAGGCCTTACCGTACAACAGTGCTGGTGACGCTGGCAGTATGAAGCGGTCGGCAGCACTCAGTCCTGCCTCATTGATGTCGAAGCCGTACGTGTCTGCTGTATCACTTGTTTTCCTTGCGAATGGCCACCTTGGGGCTGACAAGAGCTGATCAGTGGGGTAGACAACACCGCATCCGCTTGCGAAATGTGTCCTGGTCTCTCGACCAATTACGGTGAACACACCGCCAGCACGGTGCTCAACCGGCCGTTCCATGTGTAAGTTCGCATGCTTAGCGAACATCGCCGCTAGTTTGGCATTCGGCTCGGCCAGATGACCCTCAATCAGCGTAGCCGTGACACCTATATGCGCGATGTAATTCGTTAACCCGGCCATCGCGAGTAGAGCATGTGCATCAGCACCTGCCTTAAGTAGCATGTCATGTGCATCGTGAGGTACCATCCAAGGCTCTTCTTCCAGCAACCCGGGAAAACGTGCTCTGTAATAATGCGGCTGCGGTATGTGAGCCACTGTGGGTATTGTCGAGTATAAGAATCCCTCCGCAGTATCGGCTACTGGCCTATAAGCTAATGCAGACAATAACTCAAAAGCCATTGCAAAATGAGACTCGACACGGTTTTCGGTAACGTAAGAGGCTAGCCAATACCACATTGACTCAGCGTCTGTCCAATTCAGAGCTGAAGAGTCAGCGTACTGGGGGTCATTGCCAGACGTGGTGCGTAGTGCCAAATTGGCAATGGACACACCAGGTACTGTAACATCGAAATTTAGGGCAGTTGTGTTCCTACGTGGCACCAAATGTTTAATGTACCAAGTATACGCCGACTCAGATATACTCGGTAGCAGTACTACTTCCTGCCGTTCTGGTGAGCGAGCGTTAAATGAAAAGTTGTCGACAGGGTCGTCACCCGCTGGATCGACAAAGGAAGGTTCGCCGATGTCAACTTCTACCTGCACTTTCGCCGCTTCATCCTGTAAGCGGGACACGATAACGTGACTGTCAGCGTAGTTGTACCTGGTCAGGACAACAGTCGCGCATACGCCGTTCTCGGCCGGTCGCGATTTTCCAGTCGCCTTCCCTGCCTGCCATAGGACGGCTTTGTACCAAGAAATCAACATATTAAGTATGAATGCTACATGTGAATCGACCGGAGGGGTATACTCAGCTGAGTATGTCCAGCTGGTCCTAAGGTCTGTCTTTACTGCATATGCTTTAGCTACGAAAGTACGCAACGCGACGGTATCAACCGTGTCGATATCTGCTCGTACGAACCGTTTGTTGATACCGCGCACGTCGTGATGTCCGACAACGGTCTTGACTTCTTTCTTGAAGTCCATGACAGTGAACTTAACACTACTGTTGACGTCCACGGGATAAGTGACTCCTTCCGCATTCACCCTCACATCTGTCGAACAGGCTATCGCAAAGGCTCCACCCTCTGGTAGGGCCTTGAAACGTGTTACCGCCCCGACGCCTCCAAGAGCCTCGACCGCTGTTTGGACAGACATCGATACCGTGAAGCCAGGGATTTCAG